TCACCCTTGTCCACCACCAAGAACTGCCCATGGAGGTCTTTGTAGCCATTGGATGCAGGCGTGCCAGTGAGTCCAGTGGTCCAGTCGAAGTGAGGCAGCACTTTACGAATTGCCTTGACTCGATTGGTTGCTGAGTTCTTGCACTTGCTGATCTCGTCCCACACCACACCGTTGAAAGGGATCGGGCGATCCTTCTTGATGAAGTAGGTGTGCAGCGTCTCCGACATCCATTGCATGTTTTCGTAGTTAACAAGGTAGATGTCAGCAGGACGCAGGAGAGCGCGGGTGCGCTGATCCCGTGTGCCCGTGACCATGCTGAATCGCAGATCCTTTGTGTGCTCCCACTTGGCGGCTTCTTGTCGCCACACGAGTCGGATAACACGGATCGGTGCAACAATGATCACGCCACGCAGGAAGTCTGACTTGATCAGATGCGCGAGACTCGTCAACGTGATGACGGTCTTACCCAAACCCATGTCGAGCCACAGCATCGAGTTGGGGTGTGAGCACTGGAAGCCGACAGCCTTCTTTTGGTAGTCGTGCAGTAGGTTAGGAGTTAGCATGTTGCACCCCACTGAGAAGCCATGGCATCAGCGACACCTTGATAGGTGCGGCTGCGTTCTTTCCAACGATCATCACTTGGTGCAAGTTTGTTTTGACCACTGTCGGTCTGATTACCCCATCGACGTTTACCGTCAACAAGGCGACCTTCGATCAGGTTTGTCGGTTGTAACGGTTTGAGGTTCTTGAACCACAGACACGTCTTCTTGCTGGCATCGTGACCAAACTGATACGGTGTGATGATCTGATCAGGTTTGCGAATGCGTGAGCTGATCACACTGATCGGGTTCTCAATGCAGATCTTGTTTACGGGTGCATCCATCAGCTTCTGCACAAACTCCAGTGCGTCTTCTGTCAACTTGGGATCACGAAGACCACGGGTGGTCCAGTGCATCCCTGATACAGCGAGATACGTGCATGGTGGATGCGCGATCATGATGTCCCACCCTTGGTCAATGATGTCGAACACATCACCCATGTAATGCAGACCATCTGACTCTGTTGGGAGCAGATCGCACGACATCGCAAAGTGACCAAGGCGGGTGAACGCATCACGCACCCGACCACTGTACTCACAAGCAACCAAAACTTTCAGCATCCCATCACCATTAAATCAATCATGTTCTTACCTTCGATTACGTTGTCAATTACAAAGACGCTTACTTTTTGTTGTCGCAGCGTGTTGTGCTCTCGTTCTTGCGCACCAGTTGGTTTAGCACCCGCACGCTTAAATTCACAGAACCACACACGGCCATCAGGCGCGATGAACAGACGATCTGGCACAGCAGCCCGTGCGGGGCTGGTGAACTTGTAAGCAAGCACACCCTTCGATCTGGCGTATTCACAGACTTTGGATTCAATTTGTTTTTCCAACATCGCGTGTCTCCAGTTCAATCAGTTTGTCGAGGTAGTGACGCGCTTTGCGCAAATCCTCTACACCACCTTTGTCACGCCAGCGGCTGACGTACTTGACCACGTTGCCCTCAAAGTAACCAAGACCATTGGCTGCAATATAGTCCCATGGTTGCACTGTTTTCTCTTTGTAGTGTGTGCCACCGTGCTGAATGTTGTTTACTGTGCTCATAGAAGTCCCAATCCTTTGTTTGTAACGGCAGCATCACCGTATTGTTGAATTGCTGCTTTGTCATAAGCAGCAGCAGCATCTCTCTTATCTTTGAAATGTCCTATCACTTTGTAACCAACTTGAGATCTCCACATGTTTGCAGATTTTGACCAATGCACTCCTTTGAATCCTGACGAGTTGCTTCGCATAATTCCACGATTTGCATTGTTTGTTTCATGACTGCACTCTCTCAAGTTTTCCAATCTATTGTTTGCCCTATTCCTATCCGCATGATCTAATCGAATGGGCCATCGACCATGACAATAGAAAAACACAAGCCTGTGAACAAAATAAGTCTTCTTTTGAATTTTGACTTTCAGATAACCAAGTGAGTGCGGTGTACCAACAGGTTTACCGTCTCTCAACAGATGACCTGTTTCCAAGTCATATTCAAACAAATCGGTCAATTCTTTATGTGTGATCATGCTAAACCCAGTACCAATTTTTCAACTTCGCGGATGTAATATGAGTAGTCAACAGGTAACTTACCTGCATCTCGGATGTCGTTGCAAACCTGCACACCCCATCCAGACTCAATGCCAATCTTGCGCCACTCCTGCTTACCCTTTAAAGGGGCAAGCCATTTAAAGAGTCTACCACCGTTTTCAGCAATGTAGTAGCGCGTGATGTTCTGCAACTGTGAGGGCACACCATCGTGTTCAATCGCCAGGTAACTAGACCGTGGCACTTTGGTGCGCAACATGAAGTCCATGATCTCAGGCCACTGCTCCACAGTCTCACGGATAGGTGCGCCTTCAATCAACACCTTCTCGGCCACCTTGGGGATCACCAGACCACCAGCGTTTTGATGCCAACCGAGTTTGTATTCGTAAGCACCCTTGCGCTTCACGTTGCCGTTCTCATAGACCGCGATGTAGTTGTTCACGTCACGGATCATCATGGTCTTGTAGATCGCTTCCTCCAGCTCCAACTTTGTTGCTGTTTCCCAAGCTGATCGTATTGCATCAACGTCAGATTTGTAGATGCGTGGGACACGAACAGTCAAACCGTCAGTGTTCACTTGAATCAACTGCAACCCGTGAATCATCATCAGCCCCTCAGCCAACATACACAGCAGCAGTTGACCATTGAGTGTGATGCTCATGGTGAACAGAGGGTCATAGAACACGCTGAATGCGCTGTTGCTGTCACCGTACACACCGTTCAATGCCAGCTTGAGCATGGCGTTCTCTGCACTACCCTTGGGGTATGTCTTGCGTTGTTCGTACAAGTGTTTATAGATGTCGCAGAAGGTCTCGCCTAGATGCTGTGGAAAAAAGCGATTAGTAATAGCAAGGTTTGGATAGTAGCTACTGACATCCAAATCAACAACGACGAAGTCGGCGTCCGATTCAACAATTTCCGATTCAATAGAACCGTGGATGCCACCAAGACCAAACACAAACTCGAAACCATTAACACGAGCTGTGACATCTTCAAAGACTCCCTTTGTTTCAGTGATGACCTGACCCTTGAGCCAGTTGAGTACACGGGTGAATTCAGGATTGCTGAACTCGATCCAAGGCAGGATGGCATCTTTGAGTGCAATCGTGGGGCGCTTGGTTTGTCGAGGTGTGCGGCCACTTGGACCGAAGTCGTACAGAGCGACACCAGCTTCTTCGAGCTTCATCGCAAAGTAATCTTTGCCGATCTTGGTGTCGTTGTGGTTCATGAAGTCGCGCTGATACAAGTGAGTCAGTTCTTCACGGAACTTGATCATCTCAAGCGTCTCGTAATAGAACAATTTGGTCTGCGCCACGTCATGCTTGTTGTATTTCTTGAGCACTGGGATCTGCTCAGGTGTGAGGTTCGTGCCTACCTTAAACGGCAGATCTTCGATGTTGTCGCTGCGCATGTTGAACTCAAGAACCTTGAGGCCAGTGGCGCGTGCCTTGTTGTCGAAGTGATGAATCTTGTACAGATCAATCTGCTGCACGAATCGGTCAGACGGGTTGACGTTGTGCATCCACTTCGCATCACCATCTTGACCATTGATGATCGCCATGGCTTTTTGATACAGCGTGTTCGCGTCACTGTGACCCATGCGGATCAGAGTGTGCAAAATCGGATAGTCAAAACCTAAAGAGTTGAACCCGACCATGCGTGCATTGGTTTCCTTGAGATAAGTCAAGAACTCGATGATTTGTTTTGAATCATTGCGCTGATCGCTGATCTCAAACATCCATTGCATCGGCATGTCAGCGTGCTCCACTGCCATCGTGAACACGTTTGGATATGTTTCCAAGTCAAAGATGAAGTCGTTACTCATTACATTTACCAGTCAGGTGGGGGTCACGCGAGGCTGTAGCTCCAGAATGGATTCGCGCTTCCCCCAATTCAATTACATACCCAAGAACGATGGCAGACTAGGCATCGCTGGAGCAGCGGCAGCAGGAGCTGCACCGAACCCAGCAGGAGCACCAGCCACAGCACCGAAGAAGCCAGAGGCATCAACAGCACCTTCACCGAACGCTGTGTCATCACCAGCAAACTGCAAAGCAATCAAGTCGCAACGGATGCCGTTACCATGCTTGTTCACTTGCAACCAAGGCTTGATCGCAGCGTTGACACGGCAACCACCGTACATCTTGCGAGTCAGTTGTTGGTAGGCCATGGTGTTGCTTGGATCAATCGGCTGACCGTCAGCTTGGATGATTTGAGGCTGTGTGTCGCGGCCAGCAGTGATGAAGGCGTGACCAGCATAACCATCGTAAGGTTGAAAGGTTTTCTTGTTGACCTTTTCCTCACCAAGACCAAAGCAGCGCAGCTTGCGATCCGCTTGAATCATTTGCATCACGGTGTTGGTGTGCTCCAACCACTTCTCTTGAGCCATGGTTGCATAGCGTTGCATGAACTGTTGCAGACCAGCGTGGTCTTTAGGCATGATGAACTCGCAGTTGTAGCTGATGCGTTCTTTACCTGTTGCTTCGTTCACTTGCTTCTGAGGTTCAGCGATGTGAGGGAAAGACAAACGGACGTTTGACAAAAAGATGATTTCGGACATTTAGATTACTCCAGTTGATTTACGATAACCACGCAGGCAGGGCTTCTGCTTGCGTTTCAATTGCGCTGAACATAGGTGCAGCATTCAAAACCACGGCAGGCCGTGAGTCTGATTCGGGGGCGACAGTTAGCTTACCTGCCATCTTCACAACGTACTCAGTCTCCAGTGTTTTAAGCTGGCGCTCAGTCAGTTGCTTCGTTGAGCCATCTCGCTTGGTCCAAGTTAGCTTCTCGGCCTTGGCGGGAGTGACGAGTTTGGTTTCCCAAACACTACCTTTAGGGATGCCCATCTTGGTCAGCTTGTCGGCAATCTGATCCTCTGGCAACGCCCATGCGCGGCTACCGCGACCATTGACGAGTTTGATGCCAGGGATTGATTGACCGAGCTGCAATCGACGTAGAGCTTCCGCTTCCACGGCTTCAAGCAGTTGACGCATCAGGGGTGCAGCTTCCATGATCTGACGGATCTGTTGATCGTCCATGGTGCTGGGGTCTTTGTTCGCAGCTTGCTGTGCGACATCGAACGGCTGGGCTTGAGTAGCCTGCACGGGTTGAAACATTACACCGACTCCTTCCATTACGTTACTTGCAAGAGCAGAACAGCTACCCTTGGCTTTGCAGAACTTACATTGACTTTCACCCGCTTTGAGTGGTGCATCAGGTGCATCGGTAGCGTGAGCTTCGACGACCATTTGACCAAGTTTAGCAAGTATTTCGATAACATCCACCTCGTGCGATGAAATTGCTTTCATGCCTTTGATGGCCAGCTTGGGTTGGATGATCGTCATGCGCACGCGCTTCCACGGGTACACGGCGTTCACGGGCAACTTGCAACTGGCCAACGCACCCATGGCGTACTGCTCCAGTTGTGGGTTGTCCTTAGCGCCCACGATACCCATGCCGTCCTTGTAGTCGATGATCTCAAGCACCTCAGTGCCACGGATCTGAACGTCCACAGTGCCTGACATGTCCTTGCGGCCAATTAAGTGCTCAGGGTCCACACGAGTCTCGGCAATCACCTCGCACAAGCCGCTTTGTTCAGCGACACGTTGCTTGATGTAGTCGGTGGCCACCTTGACACGGGCGGCACGGTCTTTGTCAACCGTGAACACGCCCTCATGGTCACTCAGTGTCTCACCAACTGTAGTGAGAGGGTCTTTGTCCTCACCGATACAGTATTCCAGCAGCGTATGGCTATGAGTGCCATCGGCAGCAGCAGGACCACTCTTGTCGGGGTACTTAGCTTCCTCTCGAATAGACCCAGGGCACAGCATCCAACGATGCCGTTTGCTGGGTGACAGTTGTGCGTGATCGCTCATGATCAGGCTTTCAAGGCTTCCACACCAGCGTGCAACTGTGCGTAGTGCTCAGGCTTCACGTCATTGATGTTCTGGTAACCCATGCTGGTCAGCACGCCTTGGATCTGTTGACCCTTGTCAGCGCCGAGTGCTTTGTAAGCACCCATCACGTATTCCAACAGACCTTTGGGGTCATTGAACGGTGCGCCAGTGGTCGCAGCAGCCACGGGTGCTGGTGCTACGAATGATGGGGCAGCAGGCATGGCAACAGGAGCAGCCACGGGTGCTGGGACATCAGTTGTAGGGATAACAACGTGTGCCACAGGAGCAGGAGCTTGCGCAACAGGGGCAGCAGGTGCTACATTGATGCCTTCGATTTTGGTGGTCAGTGCTACAACAGCGGCGGCGAGTGTTTTGATTTCGTTTTCAAGAGACATGATAAAGACTTTCTTTACTGGTTACGGAAGGTTGAATTTTGAGGCGGTCATCGTTGAATGCCTCCACTATCTCACGGAGCACTTCGGACGGGTTACCGTACTTCTGTGCTTTGTTGTGAAATTTGGTTCGCGTCTTGTCAGTCACACGGACTACAAGGAACGCTGATTTGAGCTTGGTAGTTGCCATAATCAAAATAAATTTGGTTTCGTTGAACAAAGTATAACAGCATCTGATACACTTGCGCAAACAAATTCAAAAATATTTTTCAAGAGGGTGAAAATGACGTGTAAACACAGATGGTTGGAGGTTGAGTGGTACAAGCGACCATTGGCGCTTCAACACCCAGATGCACGCGATTACTACTACGTGTGCTCGCGCTGCTCAGAGGCGCGATTTGTGCGATTGATTGACAAAAGAAAAGCCCTGACCTTGTGAGTCAGGGCTAAAAGAGGAGAACCAACATGAACATGACAACCTGCATTGTCGGGAACATTATATGAGCGCATTGCCATCAGTACAACAACACCCTGCGTCAGTGGATGCCTACATTCGCCATGGCTTCTCACTCGTCCCCATCCCACAAGGGACCAAGGGGCCACGCACCGCTGGGTGGAACATCAAAGCCAACGCCATCAAGTCGCAGGCTGACCTGCCCCAAGGCTGGGGTATCGGCTTGGCCCATGCCTACAGTGGCACGATGGCCTTTGACATCGACGAGTGGGACACCACCGCCATGGTCCTCGGGCTGCAAGGGATCAACCTCCAAGAGCTGTACGATGCCAACGATGCAGTCATCGTAGACTCTGGCCGCGCTGGGCACGGCAAGCTGCTCTACAAGATGCCGCTGGGCATGGCGCTGCCATCCAAGAAGATCATCATCAACGGCATCACTGCCTATGAGCTGCGCTGTGCCACGGCCAATGGGCTGACGGTGCAGGACGTGCTGCCTCCATCTATCCACCCCGACACCAAGCAGCCCTACCGCTGGGCAGGTAAGGGTCACTGGATGCGCCTGCCAGAGCTGCCCCAACCCCTGTTAGACTTGTGGCATGGTCTTCTTGAGCAGGATAAGGTGCGCACGCTTGCCACGGGCGATGGTGTCGATGCGTCATGGGACGAGATCAGATCAGCCATCGAGTCGATCAGCCCTGACTGCTCCCGAGAGGAGTGGGTCAACGTGGGTATGGCGCTGCACTGGGCAGGCACGCACACCAACCAGCTAGACCAAGCCCTGCACCTGTGGGACGAGTGGTCCAAGCCCTCACCAAAGTACCCCACCGAGAAAGAGATCATTAACCAGTGGGTCAGCTTCAAGTCTGACAAGGCAACCGCTGTCAAGCTGGGCACACTCTTTCACATCGCCAAGCAGCATGGATGGTCACGCCCCACGCCTGACGTGAGCGAGTTCTTCAAGGCTGTAGGCTCACCAGACGAGCCCACTTCACCCATGGTTGACCTGCGCCCACGCCCACCCCGCATGGACGTGAACCTGTGGCCAGCGGTACTCACTCGTCGCGCCACTGAGATCGGTCAAACCGTGGGCTGTGACCCTCTTGTGCCCCTGTTCGCTGGTTTGGCTGCTGTCTGCGGTGTCGTGGATGCACGCACCCGATTGGAGCTGATCAAGGACTTCAAAGTGCCACCAGTGCTGTGGTTGATGACGATTGGTGCGCCTGCTGACAAGAAAACGCCAGGCTCTGCGCCTATGCTCGCACCCCTCAAGAACTTGGAGAATGAGGACCGTCCACGGTTCGCCAAAGATTTCCTCGACTGGGAGGGCCGCGAGGCCATGCACGCTGCTGGTAAAAAGGCATACCTTGACTTCTCCGCATCTGCTGAGGCAGTGCTTGACATGAGTCAGGCCCCCACGGTGGCAGAGCTGCCACCCCAACCTGTGCCCCTGCGCATCACCGTGGATGACGTGACAAGTCAGAAGCTGGTGCGACTGGCTGCCGATCGCCCTCGTGGTCTGTTGTGTGCCCTCGACGAGATGAACTCATGGGTGCGCAAGCTGACGGACAAGAGCAGCGGTGAAGACCGTTCGGCATGGGTCAAGGCTTACGAGTCATCCCCTTACGAGATGGACCGTGTGGGTAGTGGTTCAATCTTTGCTGAGAACTTGGCTGTGAGCATTTACGGCAACATTCAACCCCGTGTGTTCCGTGAGAACCTGCACAACCTGTCAGCCGATGGTCTGGTGCAGCGTTTCGTGCCGTGCATTCTCGATGGTGACTTGACTCGCAAGCCTGTCGAGTTGCCCGAGTTCATGCTTAACAAGGCACAGTGGGAGCAAACCCTGCGCATCGTGTTCGCCATGCCTGCCATGACATACCAACTCAGTCCCGAGGCTCGGGCGCTGTTTGACGAGTTCCAAGAGTGGTATGACGTGAAGCGCCGAGATGAACGCCTCATGCAGTCGGACGACACTTTCATGACTGCGTTCGGCAAGATCGAAGGTTTAGCTGGCCGCTTGATGCTCATGTTCCACTTGATCGAAGCACCCTTCTCCATGCACGTATCTGCTGACATCGCTGAACGTGTGATTGAACTGGTCAAGGGATACGTGATCCCAGCGTTTCGATATGCCCTGTGTGAGCTGTCAGACTCGTCTAACTTTGACTCATGGTTGCGTGATCACATCATCCAGCACTGCGACACCCCCACCATGACGCTGGCAGAGATCAAACGATCAGCACGCCGACAGATTGAGAAGACAAACGTGTGGCAGCAGGACCAGATGATCTACGGAGCCATGTACCCACTGGAGCAGGCGCGATGGGTCATGCGCATGGATGACGGTAGCAAAGAGAACCAGCACCATGCACAGTGGGCCATCAACCCCGCGCTGGCTGAACAGTTCAAAGAGCACCGCACATCGGTGATCCGTGCGAAGCAGCGCCAGATGGACGAGATCTACAAACTCAGCACTAAAGAGAAGCCCAAGGTGAAGGGGTACAAGCTGCTGGAGGAATGAAAAAAGGGACCATGTGGTCCCTTTTTTAATCCCGCTTCAATTTAGGCAGTGGTGCCCAGTGGGTGTAGAAAGTTTCTTTACCGTGATAGCTGCCATACATGGCCACCCCACCCTGTCCGAGTAGCTGCACCTTAGCACCACGGGGGCAGGTGGCTATGGGTTGCCAGAAGTAGTTGTGGTCCACGGCTGCTGTGCCTGTGCTGTCGAGTTGTGAGGTCATGTATTCTTCTCCTTGAGTTTGGCTTCGATGGCATTGACCAAATTGCGAACGCCATTCCAATCTTTTACAAAATCTGCAACCTCCTCATCCGTCAGCCCAACCCATGTGCGTTGTGGTGCTTGTAAATCTCTGATAGCCATAGACATTCGTATCAGCGTACTTCGATGTGGGTCGTGTAGGCTAAGTTGTTGGGCGCATTCAACGGCGTAGTCTGCGTTACTTTTACCCATGTCTTACTCCTTGATGCCGTGGGCGGCTTCTGTGTCCGCAACGCCTTGCGAGTACCAGTCAAATGATGCCCAAGACTTATGCGCTGGATTAGCTTTGTGCCACATCTGCTTGCGTTCTTCATCCGTCAGCGGCTTGCGTTGTTGCGGTGTGGTGTAAACCTTGTCGCCTTTTTTCAGGCTGTAATCCCCAGTGAATGAAAAGATGTTGCCAAGTTTGCCAGTGATGGTTATCGCCACAGGCTCACCCTGCTCTTGCTTGGCTAGTGCTTCTTCTAGGGCTTCTTCTAGGGCTTTGATTGCTTTATTGACCAGTTCTTCATCATACCAAGCGTAAATGACATGGCTTGTTGATGTGTCTTCTGGTGTGCAGCTTTCCAACGCCTCAAGCGCCAGATTCATTGCTTCTTTACTCATAGCGGTGCATCCTCAAAGTTGTCAGGGTTAAACCGTGGCACACGGGTGCCTTGGTCCTTGGGGTTAGGGAATGGGGGAAAGGGCCAAGTGGTCATTTGCAGTTTTCCATTTTCATGGCTTTATCGTGCAACTTGTCCCACACATCGGGTTCGCCCACAAATATAAAAATCAACAATATCAGAATCAATATTTCTTTCATTCCTTGATCCCTCCAATGTGCATTGAGAAACTGGCTTTAGTGTCAGGCTCGAAGGGAAACTCTTGGATCAGGGTCACGGCACGATCTGCTGCACCGTTCCAACCATTCAAGAACACCAGCCAGGCGGCATCACTGGTGGCGAGTCCCATGTCTCTAAAGAGTCGTTCAAATTCAAGGCGTGCGGGGGTCATTTGCGTGCCTCCGTGCCTGCTTTGATTGCTTTGTTGATGTATGTTGTGTCGTAGGAATATGTGTAGTCTGAACCTTCGCCACCCCATGCGCGTGCAACATTTTTACCGTGCATCGCCCAATCAGTTGTGGCAACAAATGCGTTGACGACCATCTTGACCACACCGTAAAGCGCAAGACCCACAAGGCAGTTCGATATTAGGGGCACACCATAGCTGGCAACGATGTACCAAATGGCCACGGTTTTAGCGTCATCCGTGACTGTTGCCACGGTAGCGAGTACGAGTTTCAATTCTTCAATGTTCATTTTGTATTCTCCTTCGATTGTGTTGGGCAGTGGGTGTGCACCCACCGTTTGTAGCCGTCGATCTCGATAAGCCTGCTGCCCTGACGGTCACGGGGCAATTGGCACAAAGCGCATAGTTTAACTGGGGTCATGGTTCCATTTCCTCCTTGTCTTCCCTACGTCCACAGTCGTCGCATTGCCAATAGCCCCAATGGGGTTGGGTGTAGACGGGGCCGCCGCAGCTTGGACACGATGGTTCGTCATCGTCGATCAATTCCGTTTCCTTAGTCATACCTTCCCCTTTGGTAAAAAGTAATCATGTATCGCGGGTGCAATGGTTTCCAGTGAACCCATGACATCGAGCAGGCGAACGGCAACCGCAGGCGGTGTACGTTCACCAGATTGCCACTTGATGTAGGTATGCACAGAGATGCCGAGATAGTCGGCTGCCTGGGTGTTGGTTAAGTTAAGACGATTCCGAAGGGCCGCAATGCGTGCAGCGGCTGGAGGAATGGGGGGTTTTAGGCGTGTTTGTTCGGTCATAGGGGGTTGCATAGGGTTAGGGGGTGAAAGGGGCTCAAAGGCCCATTAATTCCGAAATGAGTGCGGCAATGATGGCGGCGACAATGATGGTCATGCGCGTGCCTCTGTTCTGCCCAATTCGATCAATCGGCGGCATTCTGGTACGTCCTTGGGGTTTTCACTGGATAGCATGGCGCGGATCTTTTGAGCTGCTGCCCGTGCCGTGTCTATCCCTTGCGCCTTTTCGTACTTGCGCCCAGCTTCGATGTAGGCTGATTCGGTGTGGTTCATTTTTTCATTGTCCTTTGGAGTCGTTCGATTTGGATGCGTACGGCATCGGCTTGCGCCGCATAGCCTTTGCGCAGGATGTCACTGTGCCTGATGAAGTTGGCGGCTTGATCGTTTAGCCAAATTAATCGGCCTTCTAGGATTTGCAATTGTTTGATCGGGGGCAGTTCTTCTAGGTTCATGGGTGCAACTCTTTCGGAATGTCCACGGTGTCGCCTAGCTTTGATGCAACGTAGCAGCGCATGGCGGCTTCGAGGGGTGTTTGTCCTGTTGCATCATAAAAGCGCCCAATTGATACAGTCTTAGCCCTCCACGTGTGTAGCCCTGACTTATTTGTGTCAATCTCCCACCGCTCAATAATCGGGCCACCTGCTGACCAATTTGTCGAGTATCTTGTAGAGAACCCTATTAGATAGTCTCTTAGCCATGTTGTAGCGTTGTCCCTTCCACTCGATTCTTCGCACTTAGCCACCGCCCAGTCAAGCGCGGCCCCTGTTAATTCTGCGGTTTTCATACGTCAAGCCCTTTAGTCAAACAAATTTGATTCACACCATTAGCCCATACGGTGTGCCGTTCATAGGTAATAGCACCCTCAGCGGCTAGAAACGCGGCTTCGTCGCACTCCACGACTTCGGGGCCATCTTCTAGGTCGTAATCAAGCATGAAATATCGAACGGGTAAGCGTTCTTTGTCTTCTAGTTCACCCTGTAGCGTGTCGCGTTCTTGCTCCACGTCTATCAGTTCACCCAGTAGCGCGGCGGTTTGTGTGAAGCCCTCCGCATAGGCTAGGCGTTCACGTTCCTCTGTGGTCATTGTTTGAATATTCATGGTTTAGTCCTTTGCAAATGAGGCTTTGAATTGTTTGTAAGGGTGACGGGCTACAGCACCCGCAACGGCATCACGGCAGGTTTTATAGGCGTTAGTACTCCATGCGTACACGGGGCCACCTTCGCGCAACTGGTAAACGTGGATCTTGCGTTTGTAAACTTTGAAATCGGTTTTCACTGGGTCACCTCTTTGAGTTCAATTCTTCTAAATGCGTGTTCAGTGAATCGGCGTTTCATGTTGCAGCATTCGGTATGGGTTGCGGGGTATCGCGTGAGATACGTGATAGAACCATCCGATATGCGCACGCTGACTAAGTGATAAAGACGAATCATGCGGCCACCTTTTGAGCACGGGCGGCGGCGTTAGCTGCACGCTCAAGCAATCGGGCCACGGCTGGGCGGTATTCAGTTGGCCAGTATTGACCAGTGCAATAGTCGAGGGTTAGCGTGTCGCCCTGATTCTCAAGGGTCAAGCGTTCACCACGGCTGCACTCGATCAAGTGTGAGTCCTGCACGTTGACGGCGCAAGCGAAGCGCAGGGCCTCGCGTACACGTTGCAGATCTTTAGTGATGCTTCGGGCTTCTTGAAAGTATGCGGCGCGTCCGTTCTTGTCGTTCCATCCGCTGCAATAGTCCCGAAACTCAAGCGCGGGGCGTTTAGCGGCGTAAGCGGCCATCATGCGCAAGCCTTCGGGCAACGTGTCGAGGTTGACCCAAGCGGGGAAAAGGGAGGCGGCGAGGTTGTTTAATTTAGTCATGGTTTAGGTTTCCTTTGAGTTACGGGTTACAGATTAAGCGGGGACAAACAAAACGCCGTTATATGCGAGTAAGAGCACGGCAAGGATTGCACCAAGCACCGCGCCGCACACGTATTCATAAAAGCCCGTTTTGTAGGGCGCTTGGGTTTCGGGGGTGAAGTGTTGGGCGTGGTTCGAGTGTTTCATTACAGATTACCTTTACAAGTTGATGATGTGTCTATTATACCCAATGGGTTGCATGTGTCAAAACAATTATTTCTATGCAAACCCGCTGGGTGATAGTTTTACCCAATGGGTGAAAGTCCCAAAGATAGACGGAATTTCGCGGCATCTTTGGCGGCTTCCACGGCTTCGCGGGTTTCAAAGCGCCCCAGGTGAACCACGCGCCCACCCGATCGAATGGCGGCTTTGATCTTGCGCACGCGCGGCACACGTTTGACTATCTCGCCAGTGCGCAGCCAATGAAGCACGATAGATGCGGAAACGGTGCGCCCTTCAAAAGGTACACGGTCACCACAGAGCACACGAATGGATGCGCCCGATGTGAAGTGCTCGATGCGGTGCAATGCGCCCTCGTGCTCCACGTATTCAAAGCCCGAGCGTTCAGCGGGTGCGGATCGTTTGCGCGGGGGCTTGGTAAGTTTTAAAGGCGCTTCGGGTTTTGCGGCTTCGCTTGGGTTCAGCAATTCGCGCAGCTGGGCATCAGTGAGCGATTCGATTAAATCCATGTCGTGCGAGGTTTTCGCATAAACAGCATCTTCTAATTGTTCACGGTTCATAGTTTCCCCTTGTGTCAGTGTTTCCATGTTACCACATAAATGTAAGTTATGCAGTTGTTTCCATGTT